CAAGAAACACCTATTGTCTAATGTTATATTTTATCACTGAAACATATTTAAAAACGAATACACCGATAACAGCAAATGTTGACGTTACGGATGTTACTCCTTACATAGCTACTCAGGCACAATTAAGAGTGATGCCAATTTTAGGAACCGTATTTTTTAATTATATGCTGGATGTTTATAATCAACAATTAGCATTACCGGGAAGCCCTGAAGAAACACTAATTAAATTCATTCAACCGATAGTGGCATGGCGAAGTGCTGAGGATGCTGTATTCGGTTTAACATATCAACTTAAAAACAAAGGTCTTCAATTACAAAACGGGGACTTTTCAAGTTCAGTAAGTCAAAGAGAGGTTGCATTTGGTATGGAACACTACGCACAAAAAGCAGCATTCTTTGAAGAGCGATTAATAAAGTATTTAATTAAAAATAAAAAGTTATTCCCGGAGTTTATTTCAGAAGAAAACAAAGATACTGATTTACGACCTATGATTGAATGTCATGGTTGCAGTGGATGTTGTGGGAATGAATGTAGTTATCCAAATGGAAACGGTTATAACACTTCAATTTTAATTTTATGAATAAAAAAATGATAAATCTAAACGAACTTTTAGACGTGATTAAAAAACAAGGAGCTACGGGAGTTTTGGCAATATGGTTATGGTACACCCATACCGAAGTTCAAGAACTTAAACAACGATTGTATGATTGTTATGGTAAAACAGCATTGATTGAACAAACTGAAAAAAACAAACAAAGTTTATTTAATAATTTTTATGCAATTTTACCGAAAAACGAATTAGAGGATGAAACTATCTGAACACGTATCGCTTGTTGAATTTGAAAGGTCGGAATCTGCGACAAAGCATAGTATCTTAAATAAGATGAATGAAAGTGAAACTGCAAAAGCTAAATTGCTTTGTGAGAAAGTTTTTGAGCCTATCAGAAAAAAGGTAGGTAAACCAATTAAAATCAATTCGGGTTTTCGTTCAACGTTATTAAATAAAGTTATCGGAGGGGCAAAGTCATCACAGCATTGCAAAGGGGAGGCAATGGACTTAGATTTACATGACAAAGAGTTATTTGTTTGGATAATCGAGAATTTAGATTTTGACCAAGCTATATTTGAGGGAGGTACGCAAACACAAGCGGGTTGGTTTCATATAAGCTACAAAGCTACTGGAAACCGAAAGGAAGCATTAAGAATGACAAAAGTAAAAGGAAAATCAGTATATACTAAATTTATAAAATAATGGCAAAGAAAAAAAAGGTTGATGTTGAAATTCAAGTGAATGACGCATCGTTGGAAATTCATAAAGACGAAAATTCAAGTGAGGTAAAATTAGACACTAAGAAATTGGATATAGAAGTGAGTAAGACTGCTGACAACATCGAGGTAAAAGTCGATGCTCAAAATGGTCTTCTCACTTTTGTAGGTAAAATTTTAGGTAGATATGTTTCTAAGAAATTAAAATAGTTTATATTTGCATATCTAATCATAATTTGGTTTAATTGTTTTAACTGAAAGACCCCTATAAAAAGTAGGGGTTTTTTTATTGCCTAAAAAATAATTGTTAAAAAACGTAACTTATATTAAAAAGAATAGTATATTTGCTGAAACAATTAAAATTTAAGTTATGAAAAACAGATTAAACAACTTGTTGGATGATGTTAAACCGACAACAGATGAACACAAAGACGTTATTTACACGTTTTTAGGCTTTCCAGTGATACTTTTCGCTATCGTTGGAGCATTGTATTGTATTTTAAAATTTATGCGATGAGAGAGCCTAAAAAAAGAAATCCAACTTCGATTGAAATAATCAGATATTGGAAAGACCAAGAGAAAAAAAACATTGGTAAGTTTAACATGGAGTTATATTTAAAGATTTGCCATGCAAAAGCATACAATGTTAAGTATGATTCACAAACAAATAAATACTATCGTATATGAAAACGAAAGAAGTTACTTGCACATTTGAATATACTACTCCTGAGGACTTAGAACAAGTATTGAATCGTGTTTATAAAGAAGTCACTAAGGGTAAAGAATACTTTGAGAAAGTTTGTAAGACAGATAAAGGGATGCGATTAGTACAATTTAAACAAGAATACAGAAAATTACGTACTTTTAAGATTGTAAACACGGATTCAGTAATAGTAAAATCAAACGTATGAATGCAAGTGAATTAAGAATAGGAAACTATTTAAACGGAAAACGAGGTTACGTTGTAGTTACCGAAATTAGAACAAATAACAGTGTAAAAATACACGATAATACGAGTAGTTTTTATGTAGGAATTTGTTTAATACCTATTGAAATAACAGAAGAGTGGTTATTAAAATTAGGGTTTAAAAAGACAGATAATCAATATATGGACAATTATATTATTAAAACTGATGTTAGTTTATTTAATTCAGTTGGATATGATGAAGAAGAAAAAAAATGGTATTATAATAATGATTATTCAGATGCAGGATGTTATTTTGTAACATATATTAAATATGTTCATGAATTACAAAACTTATATTTTGCTATAAATAAAAACGAACTAAAACACGAACTATGACACCAAAAGAGAAAGCAATAAACCTAATAGAAGATATATTTGTTGGATTAGAAATAAAGAATCATGGACTATCAAAAAAGATAGCAATATATTTGGCTCATTCTCATGTTTGGGAAACCTTAGACTTGGAGAAAATCGTGTTTTGGAAAGCTGTTGTAACTGAATTAGAAAAGCTATGAAGAAAATAGGATGTTTATTACCGTTTGTAATAGGTTTTATATTTTGGTATATTGTTATTCATTTTATAATTAAGTATTGGTAATGATAATATACAACGCAAAGCAAAAGATTGATTACCGTAAATTAAAACGGTGGAGAATATATACCTAAAATGGTACAATTAATTTTTTATGGTTCGGTAAAATCTGAAACAACCGAACATGAGTTGCGATGTCTTTGTAATACTCATCACGAAATTTATGTTGGAATTGAAATGAATCAAGGGGTTGAACATTTTATATGCTTAGATAAAGCAACAGCGATAAAATTTAGCAAGGAATTACGTAAACAAATAGCACTGATAGAAGATGAGAAAAGCATTTAACTTTTATCGTAGCTATTGGGAAGTAGCCAACGAATTAAACGACAAAGATAGACTTGCGTTTTACGATGCTTTATTAAAAAAACAATTTACAAATGAAGATACCGAACTTAATGGAATGGTTAAATTTGCTTACCTTTCTCAAAAGCATTCTATTGATAAACAAATAGATGGCTATATTTCTCAAATGAGTAAAAGATACCCTAATGAAGACCCTTGGCAAGGGGGTACGCAAGGGGCTTATGTAGACCCTACCCAACAAGAAGAAGAGAAAGTAAAAGAGAAAATAGATTATGAAGCATTGCTTCAATTTATTAATGTTACTTTCAATAGAAAATTTCAAGTTTTTAATGATAAAGTAAAATCTAAGTATTCATCATTATTAAAACAAGGGTATACAAAAAATCAAGTTATGAATGCAATTATAAATTGCAAATCTAATCAATACCATAAGGAAAAAAATTACCAGTATTGTACTCCTGAATTTTTTAGTAGAACTGATGTAATAGATAAATACGGATTTGATGTTACAGATAACGGTAATAGTTATACACCTCAAATAATACACGAATAATGTTTAAACGACTTCAAGAAGTTTCAAGCGAACTATTCGCAATACGAAACGAATTAAACGTAAAAGGTAAATCAGTTGGTTGGGATTGGGATTTATTACCATACACAATCAAAGAGGGATGCACAACGTATATCGGAGCAGCACCAGCAAGTGGTAAAACAGAACTTTGGTTTGAGTTTTTAATTAATCTTTCGTGTTTACACAATTGGAATCATGTTATATTTTCTCCTGAAACTGGAAGTTCAGCTGAGATATTCTCCGAACTTTGTTATAAGTATATCGGTAAACCATACGCAAAACACGAAAACACAATGAGTTTATCGGAGCAAACAATAGCAGAAAATTTTATTAATGAGCATTTTATAGTAATTGACCCGATTGCTGAGGATTTAACACTTGAAAAGTTTTATGAAATGGTTGATGAGATTGAACGTAAATACGAAATAAACATTCACACTACAACAATTGACCCCTGGAATGAGTTAACTGAAAACTATATTCATTCAGACTTAGGTAGAGAAGATAAATACCTTAGTAGAATTTTAGGATTGGCACGAAAAAACGCACGTAAAACAAACCGACATAACTGTATTATTAATCACGTTCGGGACCAGGCACCAATAACACGAAATGAACATACATTTTATCCAATGCCAACTGCTCGAGATTTTGCTGGAGGGCAAGTATGGTTCCGTAAAGGTTTATCAGTTTTAATTCCTTGGAGACCACCAACTGGATTGACAGATAGTGATAATAATGTATATGAAATTAATGAAGTACATTTGAAAGTAGCTAAAAGTAAACCGAAAGGAGTATCAAAAAACGGAACTTACAAAATGTATTTAGATATTGAAAAATATCAGTATTACATGATTGATAATTTTGGTCGTAAAGTTTACGCACAAAGAAACACGAAACCAATATCAAATAGTTTTCCAACTAAAATACCAAAACAAGAACCAGATATAGTAAACGGAAAAGAATTACTTTCGTTTAGCGAAAAGATGAAAAATAACGATATACCTTTTTAATTATTAAAAATGAAGGATTAAAATTAACTTATAAATTTGGAGAAATAGAGGGTGTTAGAAATTCAATTAAATATGAAATAAATGATTTAGTTTGGGTTTACGATATTTCTGAAAGTTATAGAAATTTAAATAACAATACTAAATATGAAAAACGTTTAGCAAAAATTATAGAAATAATTTCTTCTTCAGATGGTTTACATTTTGAACAATACGGAATTAAAAATTTAAAAACTGGTTTATGTGGTTGGTGGTATTACCCTACATTTTTAGAACCTTATAACATACAAAAACACGAATAAATGGACGAACTGACTATTATAACAGGCAAAGTAAACTTAGATACTACTTATTTAAAGATTAAAATAAGCCTTGAGGAGATTAAAGAAAAACACGGAACAAGAACAGATTTAATTAATTCAATGGAACGTAGCTTAGTAGACTTACAACAAGTAAAAATTAGTTACGATGCTATGGAAAAAGAACTAAGAGCAGCACTTCAACAAAATTTTCGACTTGAAAAATTACTTATTGAGGAAAAGTTTAAAAACAAAGATTTACAATCACAAATTAACTTTAAAGATGCCACGTTGTAAGA